TTAGAGGTGCTTCTAATGGTGCAGCAGGACCAAGCATTAGAATGGGTAGAGAAGATAATTCTACTGTTGCTAATGATAGTCTAGGTATTTTGGAATTTTATACTTCTGATACATCTAATGGTCCGGGTGTAGCTGCTTCTATACAAGGTCTACAAAATGGAACAGGCTCGGCTGCAGATATACTTTTTAGTACAGGTAATGTAGCAACCACAACAGAACGCATGAGGATATTGTCTACTGGTGGTCTTACTTTCAATGGTGACACAGCAGCAGCCAACGCACTCAACGATTATGAAGAAGGCACTTGGAGCACTACTTTTAGTAGCACAAGTGGAGCAACTGCAACATGGGCAGAAGGATACTATACGAAAATCGGCAATATGGTTTTTGCAAACTTTGCGTTTACTGTAAATAGTCAAGTAAATGGAAATAATTATGTAGTGCTTTATTCTGGTCCATTTGTAACGCATCAAAACAACGTTACTTGGACGGGTTATTGTACAAACTATTCTCAAGGAGATAGACGTTCTGGTATTGTTATCAATAACTCATCGGGCAATAATACGCAGTGGTTTGTGGGCTGGAAATCTAATAGCACAGCATCAACAACCATTAGAGGAGTGATTGTTTATCAAACAACATAATGAGGTATAATTAATTATGGCTTTAGAAAAAAATATAATCGTAGATAAAATAGAAGTTCTAGCATTAGGACAAGTGCAAGTCAGAACAGCCACAGTTGTCTCTGAAGATAGTGAAGAATTAACAAGAAATTATAATCGTCATGTTTTAGTGCCTTGTTATAAAGATGAGGACGGTAATTGGCAAGACAGCGATATATCTGCTGAAGATAGCGAAGTTCAAGCGATCTGTAATGCTAAATGGACAGATGAAATTAAAGCCGCTTTTCAAGCTTCTGTAGAAGAGTAACATGAAAGTACTAGACGTTCTCAGTGGACCTTTGTCCGAGATTCTTGATAAGTTTGTCGCTGATAAAGATCTTAAACAAAAACTCAGTCATGAGTTAGAAATATCTTTACACAGAGCAAACATTGCTCAACTCGAAGTTAACAAGACAGAAGCTGCACATAAATCTATTTTTGTTAGTGGCTGGAGACCATTTGTCGGCTGGTGCTGTGGAGTTTCCTTAGCTTATCATTTTCTTGTTGCACCATTTTTAGCTTTTATTTTAGGTTTTTATTATCCAGATGTTACTCTTCCTGAGTTCGATTTTAGTCAATTATCGACTATACTAATGGGTATGCTCGGTCTTGGAGGGTTAAGAACCTTTGAAAAGATGAAGGGCGTATCTAGAGAAAAATGAAATGGCTGGTTTTAAACTTACAACTTTTAGTGGACTTAATGAAAAGATCTCTCCAAGACTTCTTCCAGAAGATATGGCACAAAATGCAGAGAATGTATTTCTGGATTCGGGGAGAATAGAAAGCCTTAACACAGACTTAAACGACCCATCAGAATCAAGCAACACCCATCCAGCTTTACACATATCTTCAGCTACAAAAACAATATTTAAAGCTACAGCTAATAACTGGCTTACTTTTACAGAAGACGTTGACGTAATTAAAAGCCCAATAAAAGAAGATTCTTATGGCAGATTCTACTTTACTGGCTCAGGAAGTTTTCCAAAGTATGGAGGATTATCAACGATTATTAGTGGCTCAGGTCCATATCCTGCTAGTTCATTTCGTTTAGGTTTACCAACTCCAGCAGCAATTAGCACAATATCAGTAGATGATTCAACTGCAGACGAAGGTGCATCTGTCTCATCTAGAGCTTACATTTATACAGAAATAACAGCATATGGTGAAGAAGGACCGCCTTCTGAAGTTACATCAAACCAAATAGTTGATGCAGCTGATGGAGCTACTGTTACTTTAACTATCCCCGCAGCCACAAGCGGTAACTATAATATTTCAAAAAGAAGACTATACAGAACAGACGTAAATGGTGTATTTAGATTTGTAACAGACATTAGTGGGACATCATCAGGCAACTATTCAGAAAACGTCATAGACGCTCTGCTCGGGGAAGAAATAGAATCAACAGACAATCTAGCACCGCCAGATGACGTATCAGCAGATCACCCAGATGGACCAATGTTAGGTATAACAGTAATGCCTAATGGTATAACTGCTGGCTTTGCTGGTAACACATTATTATTTAGTGAAGCATTTTTACCACACTCATATCCATTAGCTAATCAACTAACAACCAAAGATGACATTGTTGGTATAGCTTCAATTGCTTCCGGTTTATTAGTTACCACTAAAGGCAAACCATTGTTAGCTTCAGGAACAGATCCTAGTGCTATGGCTATGGTTGAAATAGATGCCAACTTACCAAACGCTAATAAAAGATCTTTAGTAGATATGGGTGAGTATGCAATTTATTCTTCTCCCGATGGTCTGGTGTTAGCTTCCAATTCAGGTATTAATTTAGTTACTGAACAAATATTCACTAGAGATCAATGGCAAGAGTATTACCCAGAGAATGTAGAGGGTTATGAATACGAAGGCAAATACGTTGGTTTTACTTGGGATGGTTCTAACAATTCATCCAAGAAAGGTTTCTTATTTGATCCAAGAGGCGGTAAGAATGCCTTTGTTGATCTAGATTTTTATGCAACAGCAGGTTACAACGACAGAGAAAACGATGAGCTGTATTTAGTTATTGATGGTTTATTGAAAAAATTTACCAGAGGTGCATCAAAAAGATCTTACACATGGAAGTCAAAACAGTTTTATACCAATAGACCTATATCTCCGGGAGTAGCTAAGGTAGATGCCGATTCATACAACAGCTTAACATTTAAACTATATGCCGATGGTTCTTTAAAACATACTGAATCAGTTGCTAACTCAAATCCGTTTAGATTGCCGGGAGGATACAGAGCCAAAGAATTCGAAATCCAACTGGAGGGTACAGATACCATAAACGAAGTTTGTGTTTATGAAAGTCCACAGGAGATTGTCTAGTGGCAAAGAAACTACTAACAACCAATAAAATTAGAAAAGGAACTAAGGGCAGTTTTGCTGTCCCTAGAGACTTTAGTCCTGAAGCCAAAAGATACGCTCAATCAGTTAACGATACATTACAACAGCTAACAGGAGAGAAAGGTAGTTATCTTGATAAGGCTGTAACATTCCAAGACTTAATCAATGCTGGTATAGCAAGAGAGCTATACACATTAACCGGAGGTGGTGGAGTTATTGGACCCGGTACAGGCAGAGATGTTGATGGACCAACTGCCCCTACTGGAGTGGAAGCTGTAGGAGCATTTCAGTTCATAACTATTAGCTGGGATTATCCAAACTACGATGGTCATTCACATACTGAGATATGGGTTAATAATAGTAATGACTTTGCAACAAAAACATTTCTAGCACAAACAACGGCTTCAATTTTTTCTCATGAAGTAGGTAACGGAGCAACAAAATACTATTGGGTCAGACACGTTAACCGCAACGATGAGCTTGGGGCATTCCATAGTGAAACTCCAGTATCAGCAACCACAGCTCCTGATATTGCCCATCTAATGGGTTTGCTTGACGAACAATTACAAGACCTTCCCGGATACGCAACCTTAAACTCAGACCTTTCTGATATTACGCAGTCTATTCAAGATGAAGCAGCTGCAGCATCAAGAGTTATTAAATCTACTTCAGCACCAACAGTGAGAAGTGATGGATCATCTTTACAGCCGGGAGATATTTGGATTGACACTGATGACAACAATCAAATGTATGTTAGAAATGCTTCGAACAATGGTTGGAACAAAGCAAGAGATTCTTCTTTAATTAGTTTATACAACACTTTAAGTTCAACTGTATCAACCAACTCAACCAATATAGCAACGGCTCAAGGTGACATTATTACTTTAACTACAGATACCTCTGCTAACGCCACCGCAATTACAAACTTACAAAGTTCATTAACTACAACCAACTCAAATGTAAGTGCAAACAGTTCTTCTATTTCTAGTTTAACTACACAAGTACAAAGCAACGACAATGACATTACATCAATATCCGGATCGTTAACAAGTTTAACTACTACTGTTAATACTATTAATGGAGACTATGCGACTGGCACAGCAGTAAATGCTTTGACTTCAAGAGTTAGTACAAATGAAGGTAGTATTACTTCGATTAATACTTCGTTAACTTCTTTACAATCTCAAATTACAGCAAATGATGGAGATATTACTGGTAACGCTACAGCAATAAGTGGTTTGGATACTAGGGTTACGTCGGCTGAAGGCAATATTACTTCACAAGCCAGCGCTATAACTCAACTACAAACAGACGTAGGCAACACTAGTGCAAGCGTTACTACTCTACAAACTTCAGTTGCTGATTTAGAAGGCAATGCTGCAGCTGCTTATGTTTTACAAGTACAAGCCAATGGTTCAGTCGCTGGTATGGTAATTGAAGCCAATGCCTCAGGAGCAACTACAGGAACCGCGGTTCAATTTGTTGCAGATAAATTTGCAATTTGGAATGGTACAACAGGGACAGCACCTTTTATTGTTAGCAGTGGTACAGTTTATATTGATAGCGCCCGTATTCAAGACGCGGGTATTACTACGGCAAAGATTGCTGATGCTGCTATTGAGAGTGCTAAAATTGGTGATGCTGAAATTACAACTGCAAAAATTAATGATGCAGCTATTACTACAGCTAAGATTAACGATTTAGCGGTCAATAATGCCAAGATAGCTGATTTAAATGCAGATAAAATTACTGCAGGTTTAATAAACTCTGCTCGAATTAACGTTGACACTTTGGCAGTTAAACACTTTGCCAATGTATCTTCTAATATAGAAAGCCACATAGTTTCTAGTCCGCCAGCTCCAACCTATGTACCTCTTCAAGTTTTTGGTAGTGCTATTCAACGTGGCTCAACAAACTTTACAGTGCAAACACAAACAACGGGTAATTACTTACCACTGTCAATAAGTGAAGTTAGAAACGGTGCTAAATACCAAGCCATATGGACAGGTGTTTATGGGGACTGTACTGGAGGTTACTTAGAATATAGCCTAGATAACTCAACTTGGGTACAAGCCTCTGGCGGTCTTCAAAACTTAGTGTTTGCTGCAGGGACTTTTAGAACTTATGTTTTTGCTTACAGTGGTACAATATCAGGACTAGGCTCAACCGCGGACACAGTGTATTGGCGCGTAAGATGGGTAACTAAACTAAGAAGTACATACCAATCTTTATATGTATTTATAGACAACACACAATAATATGACAGAGTACACAATATACAACACAGCTACAGGAGAGATAGGCACCTGTGGTGCTACCAATGCACCTCTTGATAGCATTAATTTAGAAGATGGACAATCAATCATTGAAGGTATTTATGAAGTAGAGTTATATAAAATTATTGATGGGCAACCAGTTGAACAAAATATATCTGTTTGGGAGTCTGCTAGGTACATACGAAACAACATGTTAACGGAATGCGATTGGACGCAATTAGCAGATGCTCCACTAACAGATGAGCAAAAAACTGCATGGCAAACCTATAGACAAGAATTAAGAGATTTACCTGCAAGCCAAGCTAATGTATCTTCAATAGAAGAAATTGTATTTCCAATACCACCAAGTAGTTAATTGTGGTAAGATTTATTTATGAAAAATAGTATTAATCAACCCGTGGGCTACAAAGAGTCTTTACCTTCAAAGAGTGTATCTAACATTCAGGTCTCAGTTGTACCTAACCATGATGGCAGTGTCTTTGGGGTAGTACCTGGCGAAGACTTGCACTACGAAGATTTAAAACCTATACCAAAGCAAGGAGAATATTAATTATGTACGGTATGATGAAAAAGAAAAAACCTATGAAGAAAAAACCAGTAAAGAAAAAATCTTCAGTAGGTAAGAAAAAGAAATCTTACGGATATTAAAATGGCAACAAGAAGATTAGGTAAACCTAAAGTAGGTAAGCAAGAACCACTTGGCAAGGTTAATAACATTCAAATGAAAAAGAACCAACCCAATAGTGCTAACTTTCCAGATTTGAACAAAGATGGCAAAGTAACTCAAGCCGATATTCTTATGGGTCGTGGAGTAAAACTTTAGTAATGGCTAGGACTGTAAAGAAACCTAAAATGAAAGTCGTTAAAAAAAGTTTAACTAAACGACAAGAAGCAGCTTTAAAACGACACAACAAAGGTACTAGTGCTGAGCATAAAAAGTTTATGAGGCGTAGACTTCTTATGGGTGATACTATAAGACAAGCTCATAAAGCTTTTAAAAAGAAAAATGGCTAGAAATTATCGTAAAGAATACGATAACTACCACTCTAAACCTACTCAAAAAAAACGTAGAGCTGGCCGTAATAAAGCTAGAAGACTTATGGTTAAGCTTGGCAAAGCCAAAAAAGGTGACAATAAAGATGTTGCTCACAAGGACAACAACCCCTTAAACAGTATCCCAAAAAATATTAAAATGGAGGCTAGGAAATCAAACAGATCATTTCCTAGGACTAAAACAGCAAGAAGAAGAAAATGAGTAAAGGTTCAAAACGACGCCCAAGAGAAATTAGTGAAGCCGAATGGTTCGCTAATTGGGAACGGGTGTATGGAAAAAAAGATGGCAATAAAGAAAAGAAAAACAACAAGTAAAAAGAAAGGAGCTACTCCTACGAATCCTAGTTTATATGCTAGAGTAAAATCAGAAGCCAAACGTAAGTTTAAAGTTTGGCCATCGGCATATGCTTCTGGTTGGTTAACTAAAACTTATAAACAAAGAGGCGGTAAGTATAAATAATGGCTAGTGCAAAACCAAAAGGTGGTTTAACCAAATGGTTTGGAGAAAAATGGGTAGACATTGGTAGGCCAAAGAAAAACGGCAAATACCAACCTTGTGGTAGAAAAAAAGCATCTACTAACAGAAAAGGTTATCCAAAGTGTGTTCCTGCAGCAAAAGCTGCTAAAATGACAGAATCACAGCGCAAGAGTGCTGTACGAAGAAAAAGAGCTAAAGCCCAAGGAGTAGGTGGTAAGCCAACAAGAGTAAG